TGGGGCGCAGCATTGGCTTTAAGTGGAGCATGGACCAGAACGTGGGTATCAACACCACGGCTGCGTGGGCAGGTCCCGGCACGGTAACAACGACGGTTCTTACGGGAGCCAGTTCGGTTGTGACCGGCGCATGGACGGCAGGCGCACTTACCCCGGCGTTCAAGAAGGGCAACGTATTCACAGTAGGCAGCGGAGCAACGGGCGTGTACGCAGTGAATCCCCAGAGCAGGCAATCGACAGGTGCGCTACGGCAATTCGTAGTCACCGCCGATACCAATACCTCTGGCGGCAACGCGGCCACCATTCCTTTTGCGCCAGCCATTGTGCTAAGTGGTCCTTTCCAGAACGTTACACAGACTATGGCGGCAAACGCCACCATCAACATGCAGAGCGCGGCATCTACCACGTCTCCTCAAGGCTTGGCATTCCACAAGGATGCTTTCGCACTGGGATGCGCGGACCTGCCGTTGCCGGGTGGGGTGGATATGGCTGCTAGGGTAAGCGACAAGCAAGTCGGACTTTCGATTCGCCTGGTGCGTGCTTATGACATTAATACGGATCGTTTTCCGACCCGTCTTGATGTCCTTTACGGATGGATAACACTCTATCCAGAATTGGCTTGCAGGGTGTCCTCATGAGTTTCAACGCAACTACACTTACCAACGCAATTACCTCCGCTCAAACTTCCTTTGCCGTAGGATCAGCCACGGGAATCACTGCGCCGAACTTCACGACAGGCTCAGGGATTACCTACCTATTGGTTGAAAATGAACTGATGACGGTGATGGATGTTAACACCACGACCTTGGTTGTAACTGTACTCCGGGGTCAGGGTGGCACGTTGGCACTGGCACACGTCGCTTCTACGGGCGTGATTGCTGGATTGCCAGCCGACTTAAGTGCATTCGTACCAGCAGTCAAGGCTATTCAGGATTGGACTCCTGCTGGCCAACTGTATGGCTACAGTGCAGTGGTAGCATCAGCGGCAACCATCGTAGCTCCCGGCCCCATCTTCCATGTTAGCGGAGGCACCGCAATCAACATCATCACTCCGTATAGTGGATTCGTTGAGGGTCAAGTCACGGTGGTATTCGACAGTGCTTGCACCTGGACTAGTTCCAACGTAACGAATGGCATCTCTGCTTCGGGTACTTCCACTACGGCAGGTTCCGCAGTTACGTTCTATTTCGATGCAGCCACGAGTCGTTGGTACCCATCACGTCTCGCATAGGAGCGTATGCAGCCTAAGATCGTAATTGCATACCCATTCGGCGGGCGGCCAGTGCCATGCGATTGGCATTTGGCTGTCCGCAGTCTGGTTCTTCCGAGCAATACGCGCATTGTGGAGTTTCATACCCGTTCTTTTATGAAGGATGGGAAAATGACGATTCCGCTTGAGCAGGCACAAACGGAGATGGTAGACAGGGCACTCGGAATAGGGGCGCAATACATCCTGTTTATCGAGGATGACACCATACCGCCTCCCGGCGTGCTGCTTGAGTTGACACGGGTACTTGAAACGGCAGGCGAAGAGGTAATGGTGGTGGGTGGGGTTTACACTACCCGCACCAATCCACCCGAGCCGATTCTCTATATGGGGCCAGGGGAAGGCACCTACTGGGACTGGAAGGTAGGGCAGATATTTCCCTGCTGGGGCGTGGGCATGGGTTGCACCCTACTCAAGCTGAAACTATTCCAGATGATGCCAAAGCCCTGGTTCAAGGAACTGAAAACGATTGAAGAGGTACGGGAGTTTCCAGAGTTGTTTCCCGAAGCCCTGGAAGAATACAAGCCAGGGCGCAAGGCAGGCGTTAGTACGGACATGTTTTTCTATACCAGGTTGGCTCAAATGGGTTTTAAGGTTCTGGCGCATGGCGGGGTATTGCGGGTGCACTGGGA